GGCGCGCGCGCATCTGCTGCTTGCGCCGCTGAAGATTGTCGCGCAGGTTCTTTGCCAGCCGCTGCCGCTTCGCCTCGGCCTCTTTCGAATGCGCCCCGCCCTTTGCCGCCCTGTTTTTATGATCGTCGCTCTTCATGGCCATCCATTACCGCAAAACAGGGGGCTTCGGAAGCGTCAAGCCGGTTCAGACGGAAGCGAAACCGGGGAAAAACGCAAAGCTGTTTCCGCGTTGTTCCGCGCCGCGACAGCCTGCAAGGGCAGAGCTTCGGTATCCCGGACCTCGTGGTCCCGCCATCTTCCCGGCGCGGCCCGCCCAAAAACTTCGAAATGCGGCTTGCGCTCCCCGTCAAGCTATGGCAATAGGCCCCTCGCCTGCTGCGGCTCATCACGAAGAGCCGCCGGATGCTGCTATAGCTCAGGGGTAGAGCACTCCCTTGGTAAGGGAGAGGCCGAGAGTTCAAATCTCTCTAGCAGCACCATTTTTCTCTAGCTGACACAATGATTTAGCCGCCAGAACTCAGCTGGCTAGGCTGCTCGAAAGCGCGCAACGGCGCGGAACAAAGAGCGAAATGCACGGGTTTCACGTGCACAATCCGTGCAGTATGTTCCGATTTGTTCTCATTCTAGGCGCGCATACGCGGGGGATGGGGCACCATCCAAGCCGAGTGGCTCTCGCCTTCAACTCGCCTTTCAAGTCCGAATGGCGAGCTGTCGATGCGCTATGCGCGGCACACACGACTTCCGGACGGACGAGAGGGCTAGCTGGTTAAATGACCGCTTCGCGCCCCCATCTCAGTCATCGAGGGCGATTTCGCAGATCCCCAGGACCAGACACTGCTTGGGAAGAGTTGAACCAGCTCGTTTCCGGCGCGGAGAGAGCTCCGCCGTTCCTAGGGTTGCGCAGAAGTTTCTGCGAGCCTGGCGGCAATCACCGATACGTATGCCTCCACAAACCCCCCGGTAAAATCATCGTATATCTGCGCCTTAACCTGACCACAAATTTGCTTTTCGTTCGACTGATCGGGAAGCAGAATTGCCACATTCAGGTTACTTGGGGGAACTCTACGGGTTGCGATCACCTGGGCCGTTTCAGGAAAGAATACCTCGTCAGGAGTCGCCTCCAAGCAAAACTCTTTCAAAAGCGTACCGGGACCGGGATGCCGCGTAGCGCTGGCACTGACAACGCCTGATTTCCTCAGTTGAAATTCAATCCGACGTGTCTGAATAGGCGGCAACGAAGCTGATCCTGATCGCCGGCCTAGGTTCACAGCTACCTCAAAGGTCTGAGTAGGATCTCTGGAAATCGGAAAGCGAAGCTCTCCACTTGGAGCTACGGTCTCGGGGAGGCTGGCTATAGCAAATTCCTTCTGCAGCGCTCCATTTGTAAAGAAGATCTGTGGCTGGCCGTTAATTATTAGCGGAGCTTCTTTACCGTCGACCCCCGGTAGGTATCGAACCAACACGAAAAACTCCCTTGAGCTAAGCGCATGCGCAGGGAGCTTGACGACAACGCCGCCCTCGTTTGCGATACATGCCTCATAGAGCCGCGCTGCGTTGTCAGAGAGTCTGGAAGACACGATTGTCCTTCGTGTCTCCGAGTCAAGACTGAGGTTAAGCAGTTTATATTGCCGGGAAATGATCTTACTGCTCTCGGCGGAGCTATATTTCCCATCCAAATAGCCCGGGATTAGCAGAGACCCGTCGATCGACTTATCTTCCGCTCGGTCGAGAGAGGACTGAAGCTCGCTGAGTACGGAAAGTCGGACAACGTCACTTGCGTCAGCCATCACTTCATCTTTCACGATGAAGTCTCGAACGTCACAGGCTGCGTGCGCTCCATGAGGCGCGACGAGCATCCAAGCGCTGAAAAGAATGGCTCCGTAGTGGCGCATGGTTGCCCCCTCCTGCACAACCAAATACTGATCACATCACGATATCGAATTTAATACAAGGGTAGGCGGCTGTGCCGCTGGGTGGCGCTCCATGCCGGGCCACCTGAATTCCGCGGATTCAATCACTTGCGAGAATGCTGGACACCCATCCATCCAGCATTTTCATTATGCTTTTCCGGGAAAGTGTCCAACGGGCGATCCGCGACTTAACCGGCAAGATTATAGCGGAAGACCGTTGCAGGGATCGAATTCCGTTGTGCTTGCCTTAGGGTTCGATGTTCGTATAGTTCCTTCCCTTCAGACGCCTGCATGACAGAACGGCTGCCACGGTGGAGGCTATGAGGGATCAATATCATGAAGCTATCGAGGTCGCGTTAAACGACGGCTTCGCCGCCATCTCGCTCCCTGATGGCTCACGTCCGCTGCTCGAAAGAGCGCTCAAGCAGCGGATCGGCCCTGCCACGGCAACGGCTTTGTCAATAAAATCTCATCGGGAAGCCAGGCCAAAAACCCTTTCGGAGAAGTACGGAGCCGGCGAGTTCCCGCACCACACGGATTTCGCGTTCCGGCCCTATCCACCGCGACTCATCGTGCTGATTAATGAGACCGACGAGAAGTTCGAGCGACCTACCACAGTCACGCGCTTCGTCGACCTGCCCAAAGAATTGCGCGAATGTCATGCTAAAACGTTGTGGAATCTGAAGACCAAGGCCGGCTCCTTCGTTGTTGGGGGCACAACCGCGATCGGCAAGCACATAATCCACCGCTGGGATGTTGAGTTTCTGTCTCCCCACAATGGCGTTGCCTTTTTCGCCAAGGATAGAATAAGCAAGACGCTCCCGCGGCTGGAGAAAATTCATAGATGGGAGCCGCGTAGCGCTCTTCTTCTCGACAACTGGAACGCCACGCATTCTAGAGGTAGGCCACAATTGGGAGAGGACGATAGGGAGCGCCGGCTCCACAGGCTGGAGGCTTGGCACCATGCAGGAATGGACAACTGATGCTTTGTGGGCGAAGGCCGCTGCCTTTGCCGCGGAGACATTCAAGGCGAATCCAAACGACGCGGCATTCCCCTTGAATGCGGCCTTTACATTGGAGGTACTCGGCAAAGCGGCTCTAGCAAGGATCCACCCAGTTCTGATCGCCGACCCGCAGTACGAGGGAAAGAACATCCTTTACGCGTTCGGGGTGCCCACCGCGAAGCCAACGACCATCGCCGCGAAGACGATCTTCAGCCGTTTAACCCACTTTGTCGATGAGTTCACGGAAGAGGATGAAGCCGCGTGCAAACTAATCATCGATGCAAGGAATCGACATCTTCACACGGGCGCCTCTCCCTTTTTGGATTACAAGTCCGGCCAGTGGCTCCCTGACTTCTACCGTGCTTGTAAAGTCCTGACCGAGTTCCTCGGTCGGGAACTGAGCGAACTCCTGGGTAAGGAACACGCAAAAGAGGCCGAGGAAAGCACTACGGGCGAAAGGCAGCGTGTTGCGGGAGAAGTTAAGAAGAAGCTCGCCCAGTGCGAAAAGAAATTCAAAGCGCTGCAAGAAGCCGTCGAACTGGAGGAGCGCCGCAGCGCGACGAAGCCCGAGAGGTCATGGCGATACTTTCGGGACGGAACTTCGTCAAAATCGACGAAATGCCCGGTGTGCGGCAGCGACGGGTCACTCACTCTCAAGCATGTGACGGACAGGCCAGCCGAGATAATCGACAACCAAATCTTGGTGGATAGTATTTACTCGCCACGAAAGTTCGAATGCTGGGTTTGTGAATTGACGCTCGCTGGTACACGCGAATTGGCCGTTGTCGGGTTAGCGGATCAGGTGATCAGAACGTCCGAAAGAGAACCTACAGACTTTTTCGAAATCGATGTCCACGCATATGACGAGCCGGATTATGGTAACGATTAATCCGCCATGGTGATGCAATGACAATTTCATATGGCCGATGGCAGTCCTACCCGTGGAAGAATGAACTCGCCCTGCAGGAGCAGCGACTCCGGATTCACTTAGCCGAGATGCTGTCGGATGAATTTGAGGGTGAGCATAGTCCCTGGGACATGCTCGATCGCGCTCTGGTCCTCGCGGCGTTCGCGACGCGACGTATGTTCGAAAAGCGCCTCGTAACGGACAAGCTCGCCGCCGAGAAGATCAAAGTTCGAATATTCAAAGCCCGCAGGTTAGCGGATTTCAGGCCACCTTTCATCGGTGAAAGTGGGGGCGGAGCTTTCAGGAACTACGATCTCGAGAGGACCGGCGGCAAAAGCATGAGGATCAATGACGTCGCAAACGAGATCATCCATTCCTCGCAAATCATGGTCGTTCATCACGAAGAGAAGATCCCGGCAGGTCTGCTAATCGCCTCCGACTGGAATCTAAAGGATCGCGTATTACATTTCACGATCGAGGAATTCAGCGCGATGGTCAGACGTGTTCTGGATGATCGTGTGAAGATGCAGTCGGAAGAATGGGACTCCGAGACCGGCGAGGTGAAGGCCGTTCGCCTTTAGTCAGGTCACCCGGAGTAAGAACGGCAGCTAAATCCGGTTCTGGTGAGCAATAGCCGACCACCGGCGGTGATTTAAGATTCCTAACTTGGGGGTCGCGCGTTCGAATCGCGCCGGATCTTACAAGAGCTTAGACAGATATCCGGCGCGCCAAACTGTGCGCCAATTTACCAAATTTACCAGCGTTTCCGGACTTTTCCCAGCGTTAGCGGGCATTCGTTGTCGCACGGTTGGCGCACGACGGCACTCAGAAAGCAGTCTTGCCTCCTCTTCCCAGGAAGAACCCTCAATGAAGAAAACAGTGAGCAATCGCCATCCGTCATTCCGGCTGCCTTCACGACGAAGAGGGCAGCGGCTTTCTCCGTGCGGGGTTATTCGATGTGCGCCATCCGGGACGGGTGGTGGGCATTCGTTCCGGGCATGCGGTCGAAGCCCAATGACGACCTCATCGACGAGCTTTGCATCGCGAAGACGAAAGGGGGAAAGACTGTTTTGCGATATCTGAGGAAAGGCCGCGTCCCGGGGACATGGGACCTCATCTCCGTGACGGGCGACCCTTTGCTTGACCAGGAACTCGAGTGGGCCGAGCGGGTGATCTGGCTCGAGCCTCACAGGATCACTCATAGTGAAATCGACCAACTGGCGTCTCTGCCCCAGCAGGTCGAGTAACAGTGGCTACAGGACTTCACAAGCAAGGGCGAGTTGGCGGCTGTAACGGCGAGATGCGTTCAAAACGCGTGCGTCGGTTACCCATAAAAGAAGATAGGCCAAATGCATTGCTGCAGCCACGAGCACATACCTCAAGCTGGCAGAATCGTAAGACCACGGCCCATGAAAGTCGACCAGAAACGCGAATGCGGTGAGCGATACCAGGATGTTTAAGACGATTGCTGGCCACTTTAAACCGAGCAGGTTTCTGTAGAAGCCATAGGACACATTCTCTTCGAAGAGCACGCGGAAGCGTTCCGTGTCCCGCGTATTCTCTCGCAGGAAAGCGGCACTCTCATTGTAAAATTCTCTCGCTGCCGCTGGGTCTCGCAGGACGTCTGCCATTGTAGGAAACGGGCGGCTGACTTTGCTAGACAAAAAGCTCAGGTACCGTTTTTTGACCGTGTCCGAAAACTCACGGTCGTCGTACTGGAGCACGTCAAACGTCGGTTTCCCGCCGTTCTCTCTGAACATCCGTCTCTCGACTCTTTTCCCCGCCTCCCTTGCGATACCGGAAAATACATAAAGCAAAACACCCAGGCCGATCGTGGCCCAGATTTGGCTGAGGTCAAATTCCCTGATCTCAATAAGTGCAACCGCCAGTGCTATGGCCGGAACTACGGCGATGATTGCCGGGAAAAGGCGCGCCTTAATTGTGTATAAGTCAAACTGCTCCACTCTGGGCTCCAATATTCGGTTGCCGACTCATTGTTAACCCTGACAACCTGAGGAGGTAAACTCAAGGGGGCTGTATTTCACATGTCTGACTTTTATGAAGTTGACTTTTTGGCGGTTGAAACAAAAAAGAGCGGCGACGCAATCGGCATTCGCTACTCAGTTAACGGCTCCACGTATATCCATGTGGTTGACGGCGGGTTTCAGGAGACCGGCGAACGCCTCGCCACTCATCTAAGAAAGCATTACGATAACCCGACCTATATTGATCACGTTGTTGCCACCCATCCGGATGGGGACCACACGGTGGGACTCAGAACAATACTTGAAGAATTTAATGTGGGCTGCCTCTGGATGCTTCGCCCGTGGACCTATGCGTCCGAACTCCTTGAACATTTTACAACCTTTTCCACCGTTGGCGGCCTGGAGAAGCGGCTCAAGGAAGACTATCCGAACATAGCTGCACTGGAAGACATTGCGATCGAGCGCGGCATTCCGATCTACGAACCCTTCCAAGGGAACACTATCGGCGCCTTCAGGGTTCTAGCGCCTTCACGAGAAAGATATTTGAGATGTGTTCTTGAATCGGAGAAGACTCCCGCCACTGCCTCGCGGTCCAAGACGGGGATCGCAGAAGGCATTGCCTCGCTATTTGCTGCTACCGCAATAAAGACAATAAACTACGTTCTTGCTGGCTGGGGGATTGAGGCGTTTTCACCCGAGCCGTCTAGCCGAGAAAATGAGATGAGCGTCGTGCAATATACCGAGCTCTGCGGCCACAAGATCATGCTCACCGGGGACGCCGGACGCGATGCCCTCTATGAGGCTGTGGACTTCGCACCGATGATTGGCATATCCCTCCCTGGGATCGACAGATTTCAAATTCCACATCATGGATCGAGGCGCAATCTGAACTCAGATCTCTGCGACAAGCTCCTTGGACCTAAGCTGCCAAGCAAGGCTACAGAGCGAAAATTTAGTGCCTATGTAAGCTCGGCGAAGGAAGATCCTGATCATCCGCGAATGGTGGTCATCCGAGCTTGCATCCATCGCGGCGCGGACGTCTACCGTACTGAGGGCCAAGACTTTTCATTTGGCCAAAATCACAAGAGCCGAGATGGCTGGGTGAGCCTGACGCCGGCGCCGTACCCGGAGGAGCAGGAGGAGGACGCGTGACCATTCCTTGAGTTGAGCCGCGGCTATGTGATTTCGAATGCCGTCGAATCATCCGCCCGATCCCTGATGCCCTTGAAGGAGGCATGCCGCAGCTTCCTATCATCGGTCCACGTGCGATACTCGACGTCCGCTACCAGGAGTGGCTCGGTGAAAACGGCATTCTTCCGCCTCAGGCTCACGGCTGGCGTTTCAGTCACAATGCCTTCGAGCAGCTGACGCAGCTCTCGCGAAAGCCCATGTGACCAGCCGGTACCGCAGCCGCCGACATAGACGAGATCGTTGCCTTTGCGCGCCGCCAGCAAAAGCCGGCCGAGGTGGCCGGGCACGGGCGAAGGCTCGAAGCCGACCACCACGAAGCTGTCACGGCGCTTGCAGGTGATCTTCTGCCACCACTCGCCGCGGCCTGAGCGATAGGGCTTCTCACGGTGCTTGGCGATGATGCCTTCGAGACCGTGCGCGCAGGCGACACGGAAGAACTCGTCGCCATCGGCCTGCACCTCCTCTGAAAGCCGGATCGCCCCTTCCCGGCCGGCGACGAGCGGCTCCAGCAGTCGCCGGCGCTCGCGCAGCGGCAGACGGCGCAGATCGCGGCCGCCGAGGTACAGCAGGTCGAAGGCATAGAAGACGATCGCCCCGGCTTCATACGGCGACGGCAAGCGCCCGAGCGCGCGCTGCAGCATCCCGAAATCCGAACGACCCTTGTCGTCGAGAACGACGGCCTCCCCGTCGATGATCGCGCTCTTCACTGCGATCCGCCGCGCGTCGTCTGCGATCGAGGGAAACTTTCCGGTCCAATCGTAGCCGCCGCGCGTGAGAATTCTCACCCGGCCGGGCTCGATGTGCACGGCAATCCGATAGCCGTCCCACTTCACCTCGTAAACCCAGTCCGACCCCTCCGGCGGCTTGTCTACGAGCGTGGCAAGACAGGGATCAACCCGGGCCGGCATAGGATCGATCGGAGGGGTATCGCGTGGCTTCTTTGAGGATGCTCTGGCCATTAGCCCATTAACGCACAGGCCCGGGAAAAGCCGAATTGACTCTTTCGGCTTAGAGAACATATTGGGGTCTCCTTGCCGCTGTCATAGTCGAGGCGCATAGTAAACCATCAGCGGCAGATAACACGGGTGTCGTTCCAACCCTCACGGGCCGAATCAGCGCCGCAGCTGCGCGCCGTCGCGCTGACTGGCTTCGATCCGCTGTAGAATCTCACAGAGTCGCAGCTATCAACTGATAGAGCCTTGAGCGTGCTCTCCAGGGCGTTCAGACTCGCTTGCGGTCAATGTATTTACTTTTAAGCAGGAACGAATAAGAAGGCGGCCCAGTTAATTCCGTTGCTCTCAAACGAGCGGCATCTAGCGTCTCCAGCCGAGCTACTGTTTAAAGCTCGCCTCGGGATAGGGAGAATATATGGCCGACTCCCTCGACCATGCACCGGCACAAGCGAACAATTTGCCACAGTTTCTGGCGCTGACCGTCGGGGCAATCGGCGTGGTCTATGGCGACATCGGGACCAGTCCTCTCTACGCCTTCCGCGAGGCACTGCGCCCGTTTGGACCAGGTGGCGTCGGGCGGGACGAAGTCATCGGTCTCGTGTCGCTGGTACTCTGGACGCTGACCGCCATCGTTACTCTTAAATACGTGCTCTTCCTGCTTCGCGCCGACAACGACGGCGAGGGTGGCACTCTGTCCTTGCTCGCCCTGCTGCTGAAGAAGGGTACCAAGTATCCGGTCCTCATGTTCTTTGCCGGCGTTCTCGGCGCCGCCCTGTTCATTGGTGACGCGATGATTACGCCGGCGCTGTCGGTACTGTCGGCCGTCGAAGGTTTGAAGCTCGTGACGCCGGCGCTTGACGATTACGTTCTGCCGATCTCCGTCGTAATAATCCTGCTGCTTTTTGCGGTCCAGTCACGCGGGACCGGTGCCGTTTCGGTGTTCTTCGGCCCAATCACGCTCGTTTGGTTTATCGTGATGGCCGTTGCCGGCGTTGCGCATATAGGCGACGATCTGGCGATCCTTTCGGCCTTTAACCCGCTCAATGCGGTTGGCTTCTTATGGAATGCCGGCTTCGTCGGCTTTGTCGTCCTCGGCGCGATCTTCCTAACTGTGACCGGAGCTGAGGCGCTGTATGCCGATCTCGGCCATTTCGGTCGACCACCCATCCAGGCGGCCTGGTTTGCTATCGTCTTTCCCGCCCTCGCGTTGAACTATCTCGGACAGGGCGCGCTGGTTTTGTCCCATCCCGATGCCATCTCCAATCCATTTTTCCTGATGTTCCCGACCTGGGCCTTGTTGCCGATAGTGATCCTTGCCACGGCCGCAACGATCATCGCCAGCCAGTCGGTGATTACCGGAGCCTTTTCGCTCGTACGGCAAGCGATCCACCTCGGCTTCCTGCCACGCTTCGAGATCTGCTACACCTCGGAAACGCAAACGGGTCAGATTTACCTGCCCCTGGTCAACACCACCCTTTTGACCGGCGTGCTCGCCCTCATGCTGATGTTCGGCAGTTCCGAGGCCCTTGCTCCCGCATACGGCATTTCCATTACAGGCGCGATGGTGATCGATACCATTCTCGCCTTCGAATTCGTTCGGCGCCAATGGGGCTGGCCCGCTTTAACAGCCATAGCTGTCCTGCTTCCGCTGTTCAGTCTCGAACTGGTCTTTCTTGGAGCCAACTTGCTTAAGGTTCACCACGGAGGGTATGTGCCCATCCTCATCGCCGGCACCTTGATCACGATGATGTGGACCTGGAGGAAGGGTGTCAGCCTGCTGCGCCAGAAGACCGCCCGCCAGGATGTCCCGCTCGACCAGTTCATGGCCATGGTCGAACGAAAGTCCGAGCATACTCCTGTCGAAGTCCCCGGAACAGCGATCTTCCTGACCGCCACGCCAGACACGACGCCAGCTGTTCTGTTGCATAATATCAAGCACAATCATGTCCTTCATCAGCACAACGTCATCCTGACCATCAAGACCGCCAGGGTCCCGTACGTGCCTGAGAAAGATCGCTATACAATTACAAACCTGTCTGAACGGTTCAGCCTGCTGGAGCTGAGATTCGGCTTCATGGACGACCAGAATGTCTCAAGGGCGTTGGCGCGCTGCCGAAAGGAAGGGTTCAAGTTCGAGATCATGTCGACGTCCTTTTATCTCGGCAGGCGCAAGCTGATAGCCGACGCGCAGTCAGGACTGCCCCAGTGGCAAGACAAGCTCTTCATCGCCATGGCGGACTCGGCGATTGATCCAACCGAGTACTTCCATCTGCCCCCTAATCGCGTCGTCGAGCTGGGAGAACAAGTCATCATCTAAGTGCGCACTCGAGGCAAGTTGGTCGGATTCAACAATGCCGGCTAGCCAGTCCCGTGGTCAGCGGCGCAACTGAGCGCCGTCTCGCTGGCTGGCCTCAATCCTCTGCAATATCTCACGCATCACACGTGTATCGATGGAAAGGCTGTTGAGCGTGTTCTCGACAGCCCTCATTGATGTAGCCGCTTCGGCCGCCTGCTTCTCCACCGCCGATATTCGGAGCTCGTGATTGTCGATCTGCCGGAGGGAGACTTCGGCAGCGGTCAGACGCTTGTCGAGGCGATCGATGGAATTCGCCTGCGAATCCTGATTGGCGTTCACCCTCTCCCAGGTCGCGCCCCACGCTATGAGGCCGCCGGCAAAGCCGAACAGGATCACGAATGTGTTGAGGTTGAATTCAAACCTCCATTTCGGAGTTGCGACCATCTTTTCGGTTTCCTGTGTTTCAGACAATCCCCTGCCCTCGTAGTGTGATGCGATCTACTGCTGCGCTTCGCCGTGGCGGACGCATTCCGCTTTCGTCCAAACCGCCGCGGCACAGATGCCAACGACGGTCCGATCTATCTTCCGCTGGTCCGCCGGCGTCGCGCCGCGCGCGCCGATCAGATCAGTGCCCACCACCCGGCGCAGTCCGTCGGCACTTGCCGGCGCCGAACTCCCACATCCCCTGGAGGGCGAAGGTCAAAGCGAGAGCGGACATCGTCCGCAGTGCGGCCAGCTTCATTGTTCTGCCTTTCAATGGAGGTTCTGACGTCGTCGCCGCCCTGCCGGTAGATCCAGGGCAACGACGGCGGCGATGATTGCGAGAGCGGCCGCAGCCGCGACGAGGCGAGGAGTAGAAAGCATTACCCGGCCTCGCGAACCCGGCGCACGAAATACCAGAGCCCGACGAGCACCGCCGCGACCATTGCGGCGGCAAGCGCCCACTGCACCGGGCCGTTTCCGGCGAACAGAGCACCCGCAGCCGAGAGCAGTCCGCCAAGCGGGCCCCAGGCCTCGGGCTTCTTCAGCACCTCGCCGAGGCCGGTATCGCGGCTGTCCGCCTTGGCTCCGGCTTCTGGCGGGGACTCGACCTTCTCCACCGTCCGGCCGCTCGCGTCGGCGGCCAGGCGCAGCGCGTTGCCGACGACACCCGGCTGATCCTTCCATTGCCCTTTCGGATCCGTGCCGGTGACGCGGATCGTCCAGCCACGACCATTGACCGGAAAACCGGTCTTGCCGTTAGTGAGCGAGCGCAGGAAGCGCATGCGGGCGTCGCAATAGTCGCGAATCAGAGTGCTGATGCCACCCGGGTATCTCCGCACCGCCGCAAGCGTCTGCTCGCCCAGCTGCCCGTCTTCGCGGACGCCGACGACCTTCTGCAGCGTCTTCACCGCTCGGGCAGGCCCGGAGTTCACGCCGAAATCAAAGGCTGCGTAATCAAGCCCCGGCGGCAGCAGATCGCCCCCGCTCTGCCCCCAGTAGGAGCGCCGGTAAATGTCCTCGGCCTCTTCCCGGCTCATCGCCTTTACCTGGTTGGCCGTTACCGACTTGACGCCGCGGTGCGCCGCCAGCGTCGTGTGCGTGACGCCGTATTTCGTCGGGCCGCCCCGATCGGTCTTCACGTTAGAATAGCCGCCCTCATCCCCGAACATGAGTTCGAGGGCGACGGGAAGAATTTCCCGAGCCATATGTCACCTTGTTTGTTGGGGGGAAGTGTCTGCCCTGTAGGCAAAGAAAAACCCCGCCGAGGCGGGGTGCTAGTTCAGCCGAGGGGTTCTAAATCGCCGGCCACTCAAACGCCGGCAGCTCAGCCATGAACTCCTCGACACTGGGCTGCGGCCGCTCGCCGGCGAGCACCTTCACCAGCTCGGCCGTGGAATAGGTCCAGACCGCCGATCGCCAGGCAAACAGCGCTTCGCCCTCGGCCGCGAACTGCGGGTTCGGGTCGCCGCGATAGGTGATGGCAGTCTGGATGCCGTCATACTGCCGCTCGCGCGCCTTGGCATCCAGATGCGCCTGGATGGCGGCGGAGTATTGCGACTGACGTGCAGCACGCGCTTCCGCCGCCTTCTGCTCGGCCGTGACCACCTTCGACAAATCAACCGTCCACATTCGCGGGCTCCTCTTCAACAGGATCAGGGATGGACGGCGCCGGATCGGCCGGCAATGCAATCATCCCGTCGGGCGGGTCGATGATTGGCGGAGGAAAGGCAATGGCCTGAGAAGGGCCGGGGCCATGCGGCAGGATGAGCGTGAGGTGCAGCTTGCCGCCGACGCGCTCGATCGGACCGGCGATCCATTCGCAAGGCACGTCACCTGGGGGGATGGTAGCGCCCTCCGGCAAGGAGCTGAAATCGAAAGGAGCGCCATTGATTGTCAGAATATCGCCGGCTTTTGAGACCTCGATCGCTTCGTCGCGCCGCTGCGGAGAGAGATTGATACGCATTAGAACCACCTGCCGATCGCACCAAATCTTATAGTGTCACTTGCCCTCGATGACGCCGAATAGGCTGCTCCTACCCATGAGCCGAAAGCCGTTCTAGCGTTCACCCAGCCGTTAATTGTTGTATGTATGTGCCCGAATCCGACGGGCTGAATACCTGTGAAAAGCACCGGCATGGCGGCGGACACCGCGTTAGAGTAGAAGAGGTTACCGGTTGCCTGGTTCATCGACACGGTTATTTCCGGTGATGTGCAAATCATGGTGCCGTCGGCAAATTTGACGTACTCCCCATTGGCATTGCTGCCCCGTTCAATGACGGCGCCAGCAGGAAAGCCCGCGGAGTTTGATACTGTCCCGACAACCGGTAGCTCAACAATCGTCCAGTCCGTCCAGCTTGTGCCGCCGTTGACGGTGTTCCTTCTGAAGACCTGGTTGTTGTCTCGGTAGAAATATTGAAACACGGCATTGGCGCTTCGCTGGAGAACCACGAGCGTGCCTGTCGTGGCTACCGAGGCAGCTCCGGCATAGGTGTTGGCCCAGTTCCCCGAGAGTGTGTAAACGCCGGCAACGGTGATCGTGTTGAGGTCGCCATCGACCAATCCGACATCGCTGTTAGCAGGGGATCGAACGGATCCACCCCATACAGGACCAAGCTTCAGCAGTGCGTCGAGCACACCCGTCGACGAAAGCAGGTCGCGCCCCTTTGCCTTGATGTCCGCCAGCGCGCCCGAGTTTGCACCGGTGAAGTAGGCGAACTTGTCCGCCGCGGGGTCGAGCCCGGTTAGCGCAGCCAGCGCCGCATTGTCGAGCCGCTGGATATAGGTCGAGAGCGCCTGGGCGTTGACGGTCTGCTGCTGCAGGTAGGCCGTATCGCGGATGATCCAGTACCCCTGCCCGGCCGCTGTCGTGCCCCGCCAGGGCTTGGCCAGCGTCAGCTGCGTGTTGCTGTCGACGGAGAGGATCGGGACCGGGTTGCCGTTGCTGCTGTCAAGCCCGAAGATCCCGCCGGCAATCAGCGCCGTGGCCCAGGCGGTCCCGGAGCCGGTGACAACGGCGCTGCCGGCGGTCACGGAAACCGTGCCCGTTACATAGGGTATCGTCATGTCAGGAGTTCCTAAGCTGGAATGCCGAGAATATAGTAGCGGATGCCGAGCACGTGATCGGCGCCTTCCGTTCGCCACGTGCCCGGATCATCTGCATCGTTGTAGTAATCGCCGGGCTGGCCGCGATTGGTGACAAACGTGGCGCTTGTCTGTGTGAGGCGGCAATGGGAACTATCACCACACTCAAAATTGCTGTTGGTCGAATAGACGCGTTGACGAACGGTCGGAAGCTTGATCGATTCGGTCCAACTCCCAACGTTCGTTTCGGACCCCGCCCCGTGTTTGGTCATGTATTTGACCATCGGGAACATGCCGGAAGCGTCGAAGTTGATGACCGTTTGAAGCGGACTTCCTACCGCAACACTAAAATAGCCTTCCGCAATGATTTGCACACAAGGCCAGCGCGTATCGATGATGATATCCGCCCATGATGGCGGGTTGGCGGAACCGGGGCGCAAGAACTGCACAACGTCCTGCCCCCCTTCCGTGAATTCCCTTAGCACGCGATTGCTGCCGTTCGTCGGCGGGTCTCCTGCGTCGAGGTAGAGCATGAACCGGGCGCGCATCGTATCGGACGAATTGAAATAAATTCGCGAGCCGCTGAACCAATAATCCGCACCCAGGCCGTTGCTCATGTTCGGATTGAACGGGTAATAGATCGTTGACCCCTCGTAAAAATGAACATCAAGGGCGATGTTTGCCGGCAAGGTGATGCCGGTCTCATAGAAGGATTCACCGGCAGGAATGGCGATGTCCGCGGCGGCAACGACCTTGACGGGCACACGGCGGCTGTCGAACGAAACTTGCCATTCGTTCGCCGTCTCCGCGTTGTAGCCGGGCTTTGCGATGATCATCTTATCGGATCGCAGAATGATGTTCTTCGATCCATTTGGCGCCAAGGGCGGCGCCTCCAGCGACGGGTCTTCATTGCCGGGGAGGTTCCACACGATCAACCGCTTGTCTCGCGACAAGAAGCGGTTGTATGCATCGTCATTCGTTGACGTGGTGATTTTGGCGTAAGTACCGTAGGGGAAAGCACCCCATTGACTGACGCTGCCGCTAAAGTTCTTCATCCACGGGGCCTGATACCAGTTCCCCATAAAGAAATAGCCGCCTTGGTCGTTATAGTATTTCCCTGAATAGCGGCGCTGAATTCGCTGCTGGTTGAAACGCCCGGTGTTGGTCCGTGTGGCTTTCACGTCAAACAGGGGCATGTTGTATTTGCATTTCGGGAACGCGGAATTACGGAACAGCCATGTCGACTCCCCGCCGCCTGATCCTTCCATCTTCTGATAGTTGGACGCGTTCGACCCTGCCGGGTAAAAATTGTATTGGACACTTCCGCCAGAGCTAATTTGATTGATACGCTCGATATGCGCAATCGATGCGTTCAGAGCGTATTTCGAGTTATAGAGGAACTTCGACCGCTGGCTGTCCGGCGTGGTGCGCGGATCGTCAGCGTCGTTCTTCATGATCTTGATGCAGCCGGCGCCGGTCGAGTCGACGCCAATCATTGTCCTGGTCATCAGCTAAAGATCTCGATCGTGCCGTTGTTGAGGTCGATTTTCATCTTGCCGTTCAGTGACTGAAGAAGACCGGCGTTGACCGTGCCGATGTTGGCAACGGCCAGCTTCAACTCTCCGTCTTCGAAGACGAGTGGGTAATGGCGGCTGTTGCCTGACGTGACGAGGAACTGATCCGCCTGCACGGCCATGCGCGATTTCTGCACACCGCCGTCGGTGTAAAGCTCGACATAGAAGCCCGACACCTTAAAGCTCTGGCTGGTCCCGGCCCGCAACAACACCGAGAAACGGGCATCAACGCCGGTCGGCGCCGCGACCGCCTCGAACTTCACCAGTCCTTGTGCGAACCGGCCGTTGAAATCGGCGTTCACGCCGCTGATGCTGCTCGCAAGCGCCCCGTCGCCGTCTGCGCGAGCGGTCTCCTCGGCGATCAAGCGGGCGAGGTTGCCATCGACTTCAGCGTCGAGTGTCGTGATCGAGCTTGCGAGGGCGCTGTCCGTCGTTGCGCGCACGGTCTCCTCGGTGATCAGCCGGGCATGTGTGGTGCCGAGGCTAGCCTGCAGGTAGGTGAGCAACTGCGCCATCGCCTCGTTCTCGGAGACGCGAACCCGGCGCTCCTCGGTGATCTGCGCCAGCGCATCACCTATGGTGGCAACGATCTGCTGGCGCTCGATCTGACCGACTGCGCCTTCGAGCGAGAAAGCATCCAGCAGCTCGACGAGGCGCGGCCGGAAGAACTCGTCCATTTCCTGCTGCAGTTCCTTGAAGCGGTTCAGCGCATCGTCCTGCAGCTGTTGCAAGCCAGTGAGCAGCGTCTGCAAACCGGTCGGCTGCGCCGTCGTCATCCAGGGCGTGAAGGTGCGCAGCCGGTCGGGGACGGTCGTGATCGTCGCCCGGGCATTGTAGACCTTACCGGAGACGACGTTCTTCGTGGTGCGGAAGCTGCCGTCCTCGGGCGAGGTGCACTGATCCTCGAACAGCTCCATCGTGCCCTCGATCCGATAGACGAAGCGCACCGCCGTGACCGTCGGATCGTCCGGCGGGGTCCAGGTGAAGACGAGCGCCGGCGTGTCATAGCCCTGCGCGCCGTTGATCATGCCGGCGGCAACATTGAAGTTCTGCACGGTCGAGAGCAGCGACGGATTGATCGGCGGCGTCGGCGGCACGACGATCGGGCCGGGCTCGATGCCGTCGTCGTCATAGATCGCCGCACTGGTCTCCGAAAGCACCAGGGTGATGCGCAGCCGCTCGTCCGCCCGCCATTCGCTGATGAGCCAGCTCTTGCCGCGCCAGGTGATCCACTCGCCCTCCTGCACCGCAAGGCCAAAGCGACGGCTGACGGGAACCGTCGCCTTGCCGGCCATGCGGTTCTGCCGATAGCGGATATTGAGCAGATACTGCGCAATGTCCGGATCGGTCACCTGCAGGAAATCGATGCTCGTCTGCCGGTTACGGCCGTCGGCGGCGATGTCCGCATTGACATAGACCGGCTTCAGGCTCTCCGGGTTCCACATCGACTGGATCGAGGTGAACTGGCCGGAAAGATGGTTGAAGCGCTCGAAGGCCGACGGCCGGAACTGAACGTCCTTGGCGCGGTCAATCGGGATGTCGGCCGCAGTCAGATCCTTGACCGGGATCTGCGGCGCGCCGGGAATGACGCCGGAAAGGCCACGGCGGTTGAGGCCATAGCCGGCCATCGCGTCGTCGAACTGCTTCAGCACCTCTGTGTGATCGTCATCGCCACTGACGAAAACCGAGCACTCATAGGTCTTCTTGCCGTTTCTGCGCAGCGTGTCGCAGACGTTCATGGCGACGAAATAGGTGGCGAGGTCGATCTGGCCGAGGCTCTTGCCCTCGCCGATCAGCGTCCGGCCAGAGACGAGTGCACGCAAGCCCAGCTGGTAGTTCAGCCGGTGCAAGGCCGGGTTTTTCGTGTGCACCCAGGTTGAGGGCGTGTTGAGCCGCTGCGGCCCGGAACCACCGGCGACCGTCGAGTCCTTGCGCGGGTCGTATTCGCGCAGGCCGCGCAGCACGAAATCGATGTCCGGCTTGCCTTTGCCGGCGTCGCGGAAGAATTCGAGATGATAGTAGCGCTCGACGACAACATAGCACATGCCCGAAAGCTTGCTGGTCGCCTTCCACTGGTTGCCGAGAGTGGCCGTCACATCGACGAGGCGCTGGTCGACGCCCTGTCCCGGGCGGCCGTCATAGAAGCGGATCGAGATTGCGCTGTTGCCGTCGCCGTCGATGAAGCCCTGCACGCCGTAGCGGGCGACCTCGTTGCCGATCGTCGCCTGCGCCACGAGATCGTACTTCTCGCCATACATGTAGACGTAAGGCTCGAGCCCGTCGCACCAGCCGTTGGCGAGGATGAAGACTTCGGCATTGCGCTTGTTGCCCTTGTCCCACTTGGCATAAAAGGCGCGCTGTCCCTTGGTCTTGCCGACGCCATACAAGGTGCCGACCGGCACGTCGCCGCCGAACTGGATTTCGCCCTGCACGGCCGTGTGCTTCTGCTTGCCCTGTTTCTGCTGGGTGAGCTTGCCCACGGCAAACTTGGCGCCGAAGGCGAGCGCGCCGCCGATCAGGCTGGTGGCAAGCGCAGAGCCGCCGAACAGCGCGCCGGCGATTGCCGTGGCGATACCTGTAAAGATTGCCATGATGAATTATCCGAGGTGAAAGGCTGCGATGACGTCGGCGAGGCGGTGATCGCTGCGGCCGCGTTCGGTTTTGGTGACGAAACGGGCGCCAAGGCAGACGCCAACATGCTCGGCGCCATCGGCAAGACTCAGGATGACGAGATCGCCGAGCCGCGCTTCTGCGCCGCCCTTCGGCTGCTGGCCGAGCTCGGCCGCGAAGAAGCTCACCAGGGACGTGTGCCCGCGCCGGCGCAGCGCCCGCTGCGCACCGGCGAGCGTGCGGTAGGCGGCGCGGTACTTGTCGGCGAGTGCCGAGCCCGTCAGCGCGTCGATGACGGCGCAGCCGAGCATGAAGCAATCGGCCGATCCATAGGCATAGGGTTTCGCAAGCTCACGCGTAAGCGTGGCCTCGACGATGCGGAAGCGGTTCATGGAATGTCTCTGAAGGAGTGGTATGGACGGCAGGAGGCGGACCCGCTTTGTCCCCTAAGCGTTCCGTAGCCGTTCTATACTCTATGATTTAGACTAGGTTCAAATTCATGGAAGGATTCGGGTTTTGAATTCTGTAGGTGGCGCTTCTATGAAAAGGAGATAACGCGCCAAGCGCATTCAGCGCCATGGCAAGGAACTCTGGATCGCGTGCACGCGCGGCGCAGCTATCAATTATCCATTGGCAGGCCTAATGGCCGCGCTCTCCACAGTCTCCGCGAATCGATCACTCTCCTAGCAAAGGACAACGAAATGGTCTGCGAATACTTCCATTCCCTAAAGGCGTTGAAGCTGCCAGCCTCGCAACGGCAGGACGACACCAGTCCCTCAACACCAGTGGCTTGCCAAGTGGGCAAGTCTGACACGAAGGGGATCCGAGGCGAAGAAGCTCAGGCTCAAGACGGAGGCGTTGTACGAAAGACGCGGTCAGCTATGAAGCGCGTCTCCATCAGATCCGTAGCGATCTCCTGTTTTCTGTTCGCTGCCCCATCATTCGCCGCCGCAGACAACGCTCTGTTTTCCTCCGACGATGGCAACGTCGTCGTTTTCGGCGATATCGGCCTCGCCAACATAAAGGCGCAGGAATTTTTCTATGTCGGCGACCACAAGATCAGCCAGTTGAACTGGGAGAGTAAAGGAGTCACTCTTTTCACGGTTGGCGTCGACGGGCAGATCGACAACGACTGGAGCTTGAAGGGCAGCGTCAAAGTCGGCACCGGCGGCAATGGTCACCTGGTTGACTACGACTGGACGATCATCGAGCGCGAAGACTGGAGCGACCGCTCAATCCACCCGCTTACCGAACTCGATCACTATGTCGCCGCAGCGATCGAGTTGGACCGGATCATCTACGGCAACGACACCAGCAGTATCGCGGTCGGCGCTGGTATGCGCTATACCGACGTCAAATGGACCGCCTATGGCGGGTCAGGCATCTCTACGAAGAAAACGTTCCGCGATAAACGTTGGGAATTGCTAGACTGGGAAAGAGGCGTAAGCTACCGGCAAAAAATTCCGGTGGGCTTCCTCAGCCTGAGCGGCGAACACGTCCTCGGCGATCTTACCATCAGCGGCGGCCTTCAGACCGGTCTGAGCTTCGGCATCAAGAGCATCGACGACCATTGGCTGCGCAACCTGCGTTTTTCGGATGACATGTCTCCGGCACCGACAATCGGCGCCAATGTCGCCGTCAGCTATGCGGTGACGCCAGGTGCTTCGCTTTATCTGTCCGGTTCGTTCGAGCGGGTGTTTCACAGCCGCGGGGACAAGGAACGTCACAACTTCGCGACAGGCGAAATTGAATTCCGCAAGGATTATGCCGGGGCCACGTTCGAGGCAATGTCAGTCTCCTTCGGGCTAAAGGGCACGTTTTGACGTGCCCGCGTTGCCGCTATCTTTATCAGAAGACCATCGCCGCGCTCTTGCCAGTCTGACAATCCCGGACATAACAGCTCTGGAAAATACGATCGGGCCGATCGAAACCGTTCGTTTGGCGTAATCGTGGCGGACACTATGCTGGTGTGCATAGTGTCCGCCACGCTTAAGTGGACACTGATCTCGGAGAAGCGCGCCGAAGCGCAATCGACCTCTCCGGCCTGCGGAGGCAGCTTATCTAGATCGAGATCAGCGCGACACCTGTCCCCATTCCTCGGGGATGGTCGCGTTCGTCGCCACGTGCTCCAGGCCCGTATCGGTTGGATTATTGTCGAACTGCTGCTCGGCCTGCGAGCGCTTGACGCCGGTCGAGCCGCGTGCCGATCGTCCCGGCGGTTGCAGATCGATCATCATCGTCAGCGTCCGCTCAGAGCCGGAAACCGCGCCCTCGTTGTAGCGCACCTGGTCGATCTCGTAGATGGTCGAGACCAGCACCCCGACGACGTTGCTCGTGTTCGGCTCGCCGGCGAGCGAGGTGATGATGACGGGCGCGTTCTGGTAGTTGAACTCCTCGATCCGCGCGACCGCATCCTCGGTATCGGCCACCGGAATGTTGGAGAAGACGATGGTGCGCGTGGTGACGGCCACGCCGACGGCGCTCACCAGGTCACCTGGCTGGAGATACCGGTTCGGCAGATACAGCAAGCCATTGTAGGTGAACTTGCGGCCGCCGCGGTGATAGCCGACGGTTTTGCCGGGCAGATCGAAGCGGATCAGGTCCAGCAGCGCGAATTCGCCGCCCTCAATCAGATCCTCGACCTCGGGAGATAGCATGCTCATGAGAGGAACAGCTCCGTTGCGGTAAACTGCACATTATAGTTCGGCCAAGTCTTCGGCAGGCTGAAGCTCCCCGCATCCATCTCCATGATGCAGGATGGCTTCTCGAAATGGACGCTGCATGGCAGGGTGAACACCTGCAGGTCGAGACCGAAGCGGATCTTCAGGGTCACGACGCCCGCTGCGCTTGCTGTCGCGGCAAGAGTGATCCGGTGCAGCGATCGCACGAAGGTCGATTTCCGCACCTCGACATAGTCACCAGGGGCGAGCTTAAAGCCGGCCGGCAGGCCCGAGACGACGATGGTGTTGGCGTCAGTTATCGACTGCAACACCGCGTCGCCAGAAAATACACCGCCACCCGCCTTCACGCCGGAAAGCGGGTTGCTGCCCTGATAGGCGATCGGCCGCGGCCGGTGCGCATCGTAGCCTGCGATTACACCGCCGTCATTCGCGTCCATGTTGAAGGCGTCGAACAGCGCCGCCTCGGCCGTGGTCAGCTTCGATGCGGAATAGGATGCTACCCAATATGGCGTCCCGGAATAGGCCATCTCGGTGCGCCGACCCTCCATGCGGTTGGTGTCGCGGATGCGAACCGGATCGAACGCGACCTGGCCATAAACCACGCTCGGAAGCGAAATGAGAAACGCCATCAGAAATCTTCCCCGCCGTTCTGGCGATAGTTTGCCCGGGCCTCCTCGTTGCTGCGGACAATGCGCACGGTCTGATCGCCAGTTTGCTCGAGGACACTGGCCAACAAATCCTTGCTCAGTACGATCTCAACAACGGTGCGGCCGCCGCCGGCCTCGCCCTCTGCCGACGCGCCGGACAGTTTACTCGGTGCGATGATTCTGCCGTGGCTGGTTGGGGCAAAGAACTCGTCCTCATATTCGTTGACGCGATAGATGCGCCCGGGAGAAACATCACCGCCGCCAGCGCGCGCACCGCCGTAGCCGAGGAAGTCGCCGAGCGTGGTGGTCGGCACGAAGTTGGAGGAGGAACCGCCTCCGCCGCGGAAGATCTCGCTGAACAGCGAACCGAAAAGCCCCTTCCCGTTCGTCTGGACGTTGATGATCTCGCTGAGCAAAGCAGCGATCGCCTCCTTCGCGTCGAAGCTGCCGTCGACGATGCGCACCAGCTGATCGTCGAGGACCTGCCCCATCCGCTCGGCCGCTTCCTCGCTGCGCTCATACTGCTCGGCGAGCGCCTCCTCGGCCGCAAGCTGGCGGTATTTCTCATTGATGAGCGCCGAGATCTGCTGGCCTTCCTTCGAGGTCACCTCCACCCCTGCCTCGCGGAGCGCAATGGTGCGCTCGCGCTCGATATCGGTGAGCCCGATGATCGCCAGCTCCTCCCGCAGCGACGCGATCACGTCGTCGATCGCCTTCTTTTCCTTTTCGGCCTCTGAGACTGTCTTGGAGCGCCCGCCGCCTTTTTCTTCCGTGGGGATCGGCGTCCAGGTCCTCTCGGCCGGGCGGTTCATCGGCTTGAGGCGATCGCTCAGGATGTTAACGATCTTCGCCTCTTCTTCGGCGAGTTTCCGGCTCTCTTCCTTCAGGGCTTCTATCTGCCCAGTGTAGCCGGCAAGGTTGGCGTTCTTACTGTTTTCAAAACCAAGCTTCCTGGCGACATCGGAGAGCTTCTCGTCCTGTCGAGCCTGCGCCTCCTTCTTCTTAAGGATTTCATTCTCGATCTCGAGCCGACGCTCGCCGATTTCGGCTTGCCTGCCCTGAAGCGTGCTGTTCATCTGGTTTTGGAAATCACGGAAGCCGTCGATAAATTCCGCCAGGCTCTCGGCAGCAGAGACGATGGCGGATTTCAACTTCGTGCCGACTGTCGTCGCAAGCATGTTGAACTTGCGGTCGACGTCTGTAGCCTTCTGGATCATCTGCTCGTCAAGAACGATGCCCAAGTCGTTCGCGGCCTGAACGGTGTCGCGGATGCCCCCCTCGCCCGCCTCGATCAGTTGCACGAACTGCTCGCCGCCCGCCCCGCCAAAGATCTCGTCCATGATGCGGATCTGTGCCGCCTTGTCGAGTTCGCCCAGCCGACCGATGATCTCGGTGAAGAGATCGGCCGGATCCTCGAGCTTCCCCTTCAGGTCCTCGGCCGAGTAGCCGAGGCGCTGGAAGGCCTCTGCTGCCGAGCCGCCGCCGGTGACGATGAATTCGTCGTCCCGAAGGTTCAATTCCTTGATGCCGTCGGTCAGCGCGTCGACGCCGACACGGTTCTGCTCGGCGACGAACTTCAGCTCCTGGAAGCTCTTGACGTCGAGGCCGGCCCGACGCGCCTCGTCGCCGATCGAGGCAATCGCGCTCGCTGCGTCGCGCAATGCGGTGACGCTGGCGGCGGAGACAAGCCCGGTCACGAGACCGGCGCCGCCGGCCACGAGGTTCTTGATCCGGCCGAAGGATGCAACGACGTCCGTTGCCGTCGACTTCGAGAGTGCCCGCACCCGGGCAAGCGCGGACTCGAAGCCCTTCGGATCACCGGAGATCGTGACGGGAATGTCGGGACGGCTCATTGGTGACCTCAAATATGGAGAAGATCACGTCCACCAGTTGACTTCCACTCACACTGTGCAACTTGTTGCGTTCAACAGCAGCGGAGTGGAAACGTGGCGGTCGCGATCTTTGTGTTAGGCCTTCTTCAGGTATTCGGCGGCGTACTTGTCGCTTTCGCAGCGAAATCTGCAATGAATGAGATTGTCGGCGCCATTTCCTTCGGCCTCGGCGTCGTCGGCGCGGCGCTCGGCATCATTATTGCCAAGATTGACGACTAGGTGAAACCAAGCTGATCAACTGCCGATCGTCCTCGCGTTCGGACTGCCCTTCAGCGATGGGCGAACGCCATGCTCTGCGGCAATGCGCCGGACCTCTTCGCGCGAAATGAACGGTCTGCCACGGACGTTTCCGGAAAGCCCCTCCACGGTCATCTCGAATTCCGCCGCCGTCGCCTTCCAGAACATTTCCGGCGACCAGCCGAGCATCTTCGGGTTGGTGGCGATACGGTAGAGCGACTTGAGATGATCCCTGATCAGGAGGGGCTTACGGGCTTTCCCAGAACGGCGTCTCCGGCAATCTGCGTTGCGGTCCGCTCGTCCCGCCGCACTGTCCCGGCAGCAATGTGAGCCGACAGCGCCTTTTCGACCGCCCCGCGCCAGGCGAGCTGGTCGGCGGCCGAGATATTGCCGTCGTCGAGGATCTTCGCCGAAAGCGCCGAGATCTGATCCTCGTCATCCGCCACGATCAAGCAGCGGACGGCGCAGGCGACCGCCTTCGGCTCGAAGCCGAGTAGGCGGCCGTAGAGC